GTCGGCACCAGAACCAGTTACCAATGCATCGAGCTTTTGAATTCCGATGAACTTTCCATAAGCTGATATCAGGCTATTGAAATCAGAACCTTCATTCGGCCTCAACACAGCATTCGTAGTTCCTAAAGCTGGATCTGTACTTGAGCTTACAGGAATGCGTGTTGTATTGACACCCCAGTAAAAGCGACCGTCTACTCTTTCGTTAGTGCCAGGATTTCCTAAAAATCCTGATGTCGCAGTTGCTCCGCGTGTGACCTTCACTCTGTAAGGAAGTGGTGGAACGATTGCGCTCAAGTTGACAAGTCCTGCAGCCAGTCCGGCAGATCCAGATGGTGTGTCGAGTCTTCTTGATGCTGTGGTTCCTAAAGTTCTTCCATCCTTACCAACAAGAGCAGAGGTTGTATCATCTCTCAGTGTATCAGTGGTTTTCAATGTAGGAATTCCACGGAAACCGAATGGAAGTGCATTTCCAGGAACCTCATTCCTCTCAACTGCTTCGTTCATAACAATTCTGACACGCTGAGAAACGTTTGGATACTTTCCACTAATGACTAGGCGTCTTTCAACTGGATTTTCCTGGTCAAAATCATAGTATACTTTCTTGTCACCAATCAATCTAGCAATATACCTGTCAGATTGAGGATTTAGTGAACATTGGGGATACGATTCGAGAATTTGTGTAGATGTATCTAGGTCGCCCAATGAACGTACCTGAACCTCGAATGTTCCATAAGGATCTGCAGGATCAGTTGAGGCGCGAAGGTTGGCAATTGAAACCTTGAAAGAATTATTTCCTGCATCGCCATCATCCAGCGATTCAAAGTGAAACAAATCGTACTCTTTACGACCGTAAGGTTGTGATATGAATGAAGTAGTTCTGGCCGTAGTGTAGCGTGTATCAAATCTACCAAACATTTCTCTAAATTGAATGCTTGAACCTGCACCCGAGTCAATACTCGTATTTGTAGTTCCTGACAATACGGCAACACCACCACGTGTTGTGACAACAGATGCAAGATCGTGCTCAACAGAAAAATCAGCGTACAGCAAGTGCTGCTCTTCACCGAATCTCAGTGGATCTGTGTTCAGAATTTTACCAATGTATGATCCGTCTTGTGGGTCGAGAGATGCCGAAAGAATTCTGATGGCAGAAGTTTCTTCCGTTGTGCCGTATGATGGAACTGAAGAGCTAAGTAAAATTTTGAAGTATTTTTGCTGGGCCAATGAAGAACCAGCTATTGTACCTGCGCTAGCAACAAATCCAGTTTCAAAACCAGATGAACTTCCTAACACTCCGTAACTTCCTGTGTTGCTCAGAACTAACATTCTGGTGCCTGAAGCGAGTAAAATCATCGCTCTGACAAGGTTCACAGCAGAAGGATTTGTTACGCTGCTGTTGTCTGTGAAAAGAGGGTATCCATTATCTTCATCTGAACTTGCATTATGTTGAGCGACCAAAAATTGCACACTACCTTTCGTAGACGCGCCAATTGTAACACCACCAACCGTTGTTTGTGCCTGAGTTGTACCTACAACCTTGAATCCTGCATTGGCAACTGTTCCCTGTGTTTTTGTAGTTGAAATATCAGTTGCAGTGCTATTAGCACCTGCACCAAGAACTCTTAGGTAAGTAAGCGCCGTTCTATTCTTCAGCCACTCATTGACCGCATAAGGACCAAATCTGCTAGGATCCAAAGATCCAAATTTTGTCTGAAAATCAGCGAAAGATCCAACAACTACAGGAACAAAAGCTGGCCCTTTTTGCGCGGTACCGATAACTCCTGCTGGAACTCCTACAGGAGCCTGTACACGTCCTGATAGATCAATTTCCTGCTCAAAAAACCCTGGTGATCTGAATGTTTGTTCTGCCATTTTTAGCTCCTAAAGCATCTTGCGATCGCAATCTAAGTATGCTTGAATTTACGAGTTTGTCAAAATTCACGAGATTTGTCGATAAGTTGTTTCACCTTGTTTCGTGGTGCTGGTTTTTGCCACATTCAAATTGCTTTGAGCTTTATCACCTTGAAACGGTGACTTGATAGTCGTGACAATTGGCCTGGGGACCGCAGATTGCCCAGGCACATAACCGCCAATTGTGGCGGCAGAAGCATTCTTTGCAGCAACAATCGGATCAAAAACCCTGCCAGTTGAAATGACAGGTCTTACACCGCCAATAAATTGACCTGGATTCTGATCATCTTCAGTCATCATATCGCTGAGGACGTAGTCTCCTGGATTGCTTGAGGCGACACCTGGAGCAGAAGTGTCGGGATCTTGATTGAACAGAGTATCAAAGCTAATTTGCGGTGCCGACACATATCTGCGAATTTTGTTGGGTGAACCTTTGTAAGCACTGCCAAGAAAATAACCAGGAACTTTGATCGTCAAACTTGATCTAACAATTCTCTCTTCTTCTGAAAAATCATCAAAGTTATTTGCCAAGTTGATCGAACTATCAACATAAGCGACAAAATAGTATCCCTTATCAGTTTCGATTCTAAAGGAATCCACACCATCAAAATGATTTTCCGTAGCAATGGCCGACAGAAGATTATTCATCTCTTGCATGTATTGAGTCCAAATTGTCACTTCATAAGTTGCCATGAAATATGAGGGAGCAGGCATTTCATAGATCTCATAAACATTGTTTCCAAGCTTGGGATCTAACAAATTTCCTTTTTGCAATCTGTCTTCATTGATTTTACCTGCCCCGCTCCTTCTAGTAGCTATTCTGCCTGGCTCGACACCTATCTCATTTTCTGAATCAATAAATGCAGAATCTGACACAAGATCGTCAGAATTTTGCAAGCCGATCTTATTGACGATTTTTTGATAAGCCGGATCTTCACGAGCAAGCTGTTTTTTCAAAACGTGCCTGACATCTGGTGCGGTGCCCATTCCAATTTCCGAGCCAAATGTCAATCCTGACCTCATTATTGATATGACAGGAAGTATCAACGCCTTGCTTCTATCCCTGAGGGGTTGTTTTCTGGCAATGATTGCAAATCTTTCACCGGTGGCAAAAACAATTGGCACTCTACGAGTATCATTTCTGTGAGTATAAAGCAGAGGTAAGTCTTTATCGAAAAGATTGAAAAGCGCCTTATCGACATCTTCTATTGTGCATGGCGGTATGTCTAAAAATTCACCTGAAAGGTTTTCACCTTTTTCAGGCGTATGTATCGGTTTTCGGGCTTCTATTTGTGACGCTATTGACATCGAAAACCTCCTTATGTTTCATCGTAGAAAGATGATCTAATACCTGCTGCATTCGTGTTCTCGTCAATCAAAATTTCTGCAGGTCCAGAAATAGGCGCATCCAAAATGCCTCTCTGTTGCAGATTTCTAACATCTCCTGTTTCGCCTTCTTTATTGATTGCAAATCCACGTTGTTGAACGAAAGTATTTTGAACAGAATCTGCATCTGTCCACTGTTCGTTGGTCGGACCCAAAGGCTCGATATCAATGAGTCCTTGTCGCGCCTGTTTACAGATCACTTTCACACCCATCGAGTGTTCGATTTGACCGTAAACAATACTGTCAAGTACAGATTTGACGACTTCGAACCATGTGGCGTCAAAGTTGAAGAAATCTCCTTCCTTGATTTCAATGTTTCTTTCAATCAAATCACGAGCGTGAAAGTAACAATCCAGTGTGTAGTATTCTTCTGAACCGAACTTGTTGACTCTGACTTCTTCTGGTTCGTATTGAACTCTTGCCTCAATTTCTATAGGAGGATCAAAAATCTTGTCGATGGCCTCTTCGTAAACACTGTGAATGTTTGTGAATTCAGGTCTGACACGATAGTAATAGATTTTTTGACCCACCACATCTTTGATGAGTTCTTTTACACTGTCATTAATGAAGTCCAACTCTCGAGGAGTTACAAAAAGTCTCGCCATTCATTACCCCATTCGAATGGCGCCACCATTCGGTATTGGAACTTTTCTGAGAACTTTTGTCAGGTTATCTGAGGAATTTGATTCCTTCTCAATTAATTTATCGTATGTCAGAGATTCAAGCATTTCTTTCATCTGAGTGATGAGTTCCTTCTTATCTTCTCTTCCTTGACTGACCAGATCATCACCATTCAGGGTTAGATCTGCACCTGGAATCGGAATACTTTTCATCTTTCCACGAATGAGACCTAACAGTTCCTTACAAAGAGCCAGTGTGTACTGCCTGGTCCACTGTCTAGCTATAGAATTGACTTTTGAGTAGCTCAGGTTTCCAAAAGGAATGTTCGACATGTTGTTGACACCGTAAAGTGTTTTATCACCTGTGTCAGCAGTGGGATTAGAAACAAACTGCACTCTGATCCACAAATAAGGAACAGAAATAACAC